GTAAGAAAAAAACATGTGATGTAGTTGGTTCTGGAACAGGAAATTTTATTTTATATAATGGTGTTATTACACATAATAGTGCATTAGGTTATAATTTGTATGCGGCTGTTATTGATGAGGCTAACTTCCTGGAAGTAGTTGAAGGCTCTAAGAGGGGACAGGGATTAGTTTATGATGCAGCAGAAAATATGTACAATGCAGTTTATGATAGAATGGTTTCAAGGTTTATGCGGGCTGGAAAGGTTCCTGGGTTTATTGTTATGATATCTTCAAGAAAATCAAGAGAGTCATTTATGGAGAAGAAGATAATAGAAGGTTTAAATAAACAGGATGATCCAAAGTCTGGTATATTCTTTAAAGTTAAATCATTATGGGAAGCTAAGCCTGATGATTTTTTTCCAAGTAAAAAATATTTTTATGTTAATACAGATACAATGGGTAAGATACAACCAGCTAAAGGTAAGGCTTTATATAATTTACAAAAGAAGCTATTAGTTAGAAAAATGGCTAGAGGTGAAATGGAAGTTGATGATATGGGTTTGGTGTAAAACGAGTAGTACCAAGGGGTTAGTATGAGAGGTATAGTTGTAGATTTAGAAACCACTGGATTATTAAAGGATGATAAAATAGTTTCTATTACTTTATTAGAGTTTAATGATAATAAGATAGAAAATATTTTTAATACATTTGTAGATCCAATGAAGCCTATTAAATTTGACGCTACTAAGGTTACTGGCATTACAAATGAAATGGTTAAAGGGTTTCCTCAACTTTATGAACATAGAAAATTAATTTTAGAAATTATAAATAATAAGTTTTTATATGCATATAATAGTAAGTTTGAAGAAAGATTTTTGAAACAAGAAAATATATTTGTTCCTGGAATTTATGATATATTAAAACCTTGTAAGGAACACTTTAAACTGGGTTCATATAAATTATGTGATGTAGCTAGTTATTTGGGGATTAAAGCATTTCAACCGCATTCTTCCTTGGGAGATGCTATTTTATGTTTTAAAATATTACTAGCACTGAATGAAAGAGGACACACTTGGCAATTTTAGGAGGATGTTATTGCAATTTTAGAAATACCAGTTGAACTGGAATCAATGTTTGATTCGGATCCTGAGCTTTTTATTCGGGATATTGCTAATTTCCCGCAAGAGAGTATTTCAAGGTTCTTTAAGTTTCCTTCATTGGTAACTCAAGCAGTAAAGCGTTCAAGGCAAAATCCATTCAACTTTGTAACACATGAATTCGATCCTGACTTTGTAGCTAAGTCTCCTCATTCAAGATATATGCATTTTGATTTATCCTTGGGAGGTGACCTTTGTGCATTTGCTATGGGATATGCTTCTCATTTTTTAAGACTGAATCAATTAAAGGCTGGTAAACTTGTAACCGAAAAATTACCATTTATTCATATAGATTTTGTTGGGGTTATTTTGGTTGAAAGAACTCAAGAAGTTTGGTTACCACAAATACCAGAACTTATAGAACAATTAATAAGTAAAGGATTTAATATATCCTTAGTTACATTTGATAGGTTTCAGTCAGCATATATTATGCAGATATTAAAAGATAGAGGTTTATTAACAGATCTATTATCAATTGATAGAACTGCAACTAAAGTTATAATTGATTTAGATAGACCAGACAATATAAGAAGAGAAAGTACTGGTGGAAGTTATTTGTCTGCTATGGCTGCTTGTAAGGATGCAGTAAATCAACAAAGAATAGATATCCCTTTTCATCCTACTGTTAGTGGAAAATTTGGTGAATCTGAATTTGAGTCTGAAACAAAGTCTGCAGAAGTTAATCCAAATAAACAAATAGTTGAGCATACTGGTGGTGGAAAGATAGATTTAGTACAGGCTGTAGCGGGTGTATGTTTTAATATTGAAAATAATGAAAGAGAATTATCAATAGATAATTCAGCTATAGAAAATGCTCAAGATCCATACTATAAAGAATTAAATAAATTATCTCCTGGGTTTGTTGAAAGAGGAGATACTTTTGGAAGAGGAGAAGATAGAAATGCAAGTTTCTTGGGGTAAAAAAATAAAAGATAAATTAACTAAATCATTATTAGGAACATCTATTAATGATTTAATTTCAACAGCAGTAAATGAAGAGAGAAAATGGTGGCAGACTCAACAACCTAGAAATACGTTTCAAGATGATACTTTCTATGCTCAATTTAGGGAGTCTTCTACCCAAACAGAAATTGATTATATTGCTAAGCTTTATGATTCAAAAGGAATGAAGGCTTTTAAGGAACCTAAAGCCCGACAAAAATTAATTAATGTTATTGAGTCTACAGGTTGGGCACCATTGGGGATGGAAGATGCAGCATTTAGAATTGGAAGTGTTGATGAATTATCTTCAATACAAGATGCATGTTTTAAAAAATATTTTGTAGATCCAATGGGCAAAAGTATTGTAATGAATATACAGAATTTTACAATAGGTAAAGGAATTAAGGTTAGTAGTATTGTACCAGAAGTTGATGAGTATTTAAAATCATTTAGAAAATTAAATAAGATTAGTGAAAAAGAAAAAAAGATGGTTAGATCAGCCTATATAGAAGGTGAATATTTTATGAGTTATACCAAGGCTGGTGATAAAGTTTATTTGAGAAAAATAGTACCCAGCAGAGTTATAACAGTTAAAACTAGTGATGATGATGTTGAAGATGTATTAGCATATGAAGTATCTAAATCTAGTGGTGGGGGTGATACTTATATGGTTAAAGATATTAGTAGAATTGATAAAGCGGGTGTAGAAAATATTGGTAAAGAACCTAAGGATGGTAAATATATACAATTAATAAGATATGGTGAAGAAGAGTTTACAAGAGGACAACCTCCAATGTACCCTGTTCTTCGTTATATTAAACATTATGAGGATTGGTTAGTAGATAGAATGAGGTTAAATCATGAAAGAGCAAAAGTAGTATGGATTCGTTCAAGAACTGGAGCTGATGCTTCAGTACCCGCTAATCCATTTAGTGCTCCTAAGGGTGGTTTAATGTTAGAAGAAACTGTTAATATGAAATATAGAATTGAATCGGCTAAATTAGATTCGGGTGATGCTAAAGATGATGGACTTGCTATTCTTTATATAATTGGAGCTGGAGTTCAATTGCCTTTGCATGTATTAACACAAATAGCCAGTGAATCAGTTTATGCTTCTATTAAAAAGATGGATACTCCTTTCTCACAAATGATTGAATCAAATCAGGATATGTGGAAAGAAGCTTGGGATACGATGTATAGAACAGCTATGAAATTATCAGGTAAATTTACTAATAAGAAATTTAGTGTACCTTATTATTCTGAAAATTCACAAATGGAAGCAATGAGATTAATTAATGAAATGACAATAGATGAAATTGAGACTGAAAAAATAATAAAAGAGGCAACTAAAGTTCTACAAAGAAAAGCCGGAAAAGTTATAAAAGTAGGAATTGATGAAGTACCCATAGATCAAATTTTTCCACAGGTTGTAACTGAAGACCCATTATCAGTAGCTAAGGTATTATTCTTACATAAGAAGATGGGTATTGTAAGTTCACAAACTGCATCTGAAAAAGCCGGATATAATTGGTTGGAAGAATTAGCTAAATTATCAAGAGAACCAAAACCGGAGGAGGAAAAAGAAGATGGCGGATCAGAAACAACTCCCGGACTCACTGATACTGGGCTTGACCAGCCAGGAGAGCCCGAAGTATAGAATAGAAATAGATATTGTTGATGACTTCCCATATATGATGGTTGGTAAAGGAATTGACACACTTAAATTATATGGTATATTATCTTTATTATTACAAGCAGTAGAGGACACAATTCATGAAGAGTATCAGCGTAAACTTAGCCAAGATCAAGAGAGAAATTAACAAGAAGTTAGAAATTATCTCCAAGATGGAATCGGATAAACTAACAGAGACTGATGATGTCCCTATAGCTTTGAATATTTTAAAGATATTGAATTTATGTGAGAAAGGTGACTTCTATGGTACTGTTAATATAAAAATCTTAGGAATTAAAAGCCGCAATCTAAGGCTTACAGAAATGAGTTTTAAGCTAACTGAAGAGTTGGTGGACTATCTTGAGAAATAGCATTTCCTTGACAGTCAGTCATTTCTTCAATATATTGAGAGATGAAATAGGTATAATAAGTAAGTTAGCCTGTCTCACCTCAAAAAGATGTGACAGGTTTTATTATTTTAAGGGAGTTAGATATGCCTTATAAGACTGAAAGTCCCCCGGACGTGATTAAGAATTTACCTACAGGGGCAAGAAAGATATGGATTAATACTTTCAATGAGGTGTCTAAGGAATCTGACGAGGAATCTGCAAGAAAGGCCGCATGGAGTAATGTGAAGGCCAAGTACAAAAAAACTGGGGATAACTGGGTTAAGAAAGTTTCCGCAGGTAATGAATTAGAAGTACCTGATAATGAACTAGAGGGAATAGATTTACAGGCTTCTATACCAGAACTTGAAGAAATTGAAGATCCCAACATTAAAGAAGGCTTGAGGATTACTGGCTCTAATTCTATTATTGAGTTTCAAGAAGAAGAAGGAATTAGTAAAGCTATCTTTAGAGTTATCCAACCTGGGTGGTCATCTAATGGCTACTACTATTCACCACAAGTTACATCTCAATTAGTTCCGTTTATCGAAGGTAAACCTATGTTCTTTGCTGACCATTTAGAACCAAAGCAAAAGAAGGATATGATCTTTGGACAGAAACTAAAAGATGGTGTTGCTATTGCTGAAAAAGCGTGGACTGATGAAACAGGTCAGGTTTTTGCTAAACTTAAGTCTCTAAACAATTCAAGTACTCATTGGATTTGGGAGGCAGCACAGTCTCATCCGGAACATATAGGCATTTCGATCGATGCTTATGGTAAAGTACAAAAGGGTGAAGCTGAAGGAAAGAAAGGAAATTTGGTGAACTCGTTCGTGGGTTATGATTCATCCGATTTCGTTTATCGTCCAGCTGCTGGAGGCAAGTTTATTTCTATCACTGAATCTTTTGGAGAAGTAACTCCAGAAGAACCAGAGGTGTTAGATACCCTTAAAGAAGCTGCAAAGTCATTATCCGATGTAATAAAGAAAAGTCAAAAAAAGTCACTCTTTTGGAATATTGGATATATATTGACAGACTTTTTATTCTCTGTAGCTGTTGATGATAAGATGA